TTACCAAATTGAGAATCAACTGATTTTGCCACGTCAATTATTTTATTTCCTGAGAGTGAACCACCTCGCGCCCCACCCTTTGACCGTATTTCCATTTTATATGTTCCACCAGAAAATGTGCCTGTCGCAGCATCATGACGAATCACAATATCTGTGGATTTATCGGTCTTACTTATCTCCACAACTAATGATCTTGCATCTTCTGCTTTACCACCAATGCCTGCAAATATATATGGCAGTTCACCACCACCCTCAAAGTTAACTTTAACAACTTCAACCTCTCCTGTTTGCTTCTTTAAAGAAAGTGGAAGAAGATCTGCAGAATCAATCATACCTGAGATCATTCCATTAAGTTCTTCAAATGTTATTTTTGGCTGTTTTGAAACTGCCACAGCCAACTTTTTTTTTGCTACTGGGGTTGCAAAGTAAATATCTGCTGGACTCCACTTATTAATATTACCAAATGCTTTTGATGGACCTTCGACTTCTTTTAAGATTTTATTTGCTCGTGAAAATAGAGTTTGGATATTACCCATAACTTCATCATCACCACGAACATAAATGATATTACTCCAGTTGACATTTTTAATTCTATTGAATTTTTGATTGATATTACCAACTTCTACTAAAACCTGTTTTGCAATATGCATAGAGGAATGAAACCAAGTTTTATCAGAAATTAAAAACTTTTCAATGTCTGCTAAAGAAACTCCAGGCGTATTCACATTAGTTTTATATGCTTCTTTTATAACTTGCGTTATATTTTTTTGTCCAGGAGGATTATATTTGGCAGTGAAATCTTCATAAGTCTTATAAACTTTTTTATCAAAAACTTTTGTTGATTCTCTATGTCCCAAATAATCTGCTAATGCACAGAATAACGCTTGGGCTGCTTCTTGGAGTGCCGTTTTATCTGCCATTTTTATAAACCTTTTTTAAAAACTTTTTCCAAACTTTAGGATCTTGATCCCGAAAGTTTTTGCGATACATAAAGATGGCTTCAGAATTTCTCCAGCCAATCGTATGCGCTTTTCGTAATTTATTTAGCGCAACATTATCGAACTTTGTTTCGAATGCATAAGCATCTATTTCATCAGTCGAACCCAGATACATCATCTGATAATCGCGTTCTACATCTTCTACTTTATATGGTGTAGGTGTAATTTTATACTTTCTCTTGATGTTTTGTTGTCGATGCCGCAGTTCATGAAAAAGCACTTTGGTGACATTGACTGACAAATTCTTCGCGCCCTTTGGTGTCATGGTCACTGACAGTTTATCAGATGGAAGGCTAAGATAGATGTAAATGCAGTCGGGAATACCCATAAAACGAGACTGGTATAAACCAGAAACAAGTATTGGATAATCTGCATAATATTTTTCATTGTATCGACTGGAAGCAAATACAACTTTATCCTTCTCAAAAAGTTTGTTGAGTTTACGAATCAGAGGTGCAATTCTTTTCTCGCCGACCCAATTATCAATTAAGTCAGCAATCTGCTTTTGGCGTTTATGCACATCCTTCATAATTCTCATACTTTTAGATTCTTAAACTTATCTGTGCTTCGACCACGATCAAAGGCTGGCTTTGAATTGTTTTCCTGCATCACTGAATCTTGTGCTTTCTGTTCAAGATCGTATAACTTCATCTTGGCTCTATCAACTCCAATCATAAATCGTTTATGGAGGTTTGGATCGTTATAACGATTTTTAAGTTGCTTGACAAGCAATTGATTTACTTGTTGAAGTTCATCTGTGCTGACGAGTGCAAACATGAAGTCAGCAGTAGCAGGCAGACCAAAAGACTCGGAAGTGTCTTCCAAGCCAGGGTCTGAATTCGAAAAGCCCGACCTTGTCGTCTGAGTTGCGGAGACAATCGGCACATTGTTTTCGACGGCGAGTCCACGAAGTTCTTCTGCGATTGCTTTGATGTATGTGTAGGAATTGACATTTGCGCCAGCCTTAATTCTTGCAGATGCGCAAATATTTAGGTAGTCAATGAAGATAATATCTGGACGGAAGTTCTTTTTTAACGCAAGATCGTTAATCAATGCACGGAAGTGAGCAGGATTTGCTGACGCAGTTGGATATTCCTTAATAATCAACTTGCCCTTGATAGAACTCTTGAGTTTACCCATGCGCTTCTCATACATGTCTTTTGGCATGTTCATGAGATCATCCATAGAAACATTCATCATATTCGCATCGATACGCTCAGCGATCTTTTCCTCAGCCATTTCTAGAGTAATGTAGAGAACGTTATAGTTTTGAGCCAAGCAACCAGCAGCCACATGGCACATAAACAGAGACTTGCCGACGCCAGTACCTGCAAGAGCAATGTTAAGGGTCTTTTGCGGAAGTCCACCTTTAGTGATCTTGTTGAAATACTCAAGATCGAAGGGGATTCGTTTTTCGATACGATGATAGAAATCGTAGCGATCAGCGTAACCATCCAAAAAGTCGTGACCAATATGAGGATCGAAACTAACCCCCAAAGCATCAGACAAGAGAGTAGGAATGCTTCCTTTACCACGGTTCGGGTCTTTACCGTCAAGAATCTGAATGGAATCCATGATAGCATTGTACACAGCCTTTTCTTGACAGAACTTTTCAGTTGTATCAAGAAGCCATTCGAGTTTTTGCTCTGACTTGTCATTCGAGATTTCCTTTAGGAGTTCGAGTGACTTATTTAACTCAATCTCAGTGAGTTTGGTTGATTCTTTTAGACTAATCTCCAGTGCTGCTTTCGGTGGTAGACTGTTGTACTTCAGAATGAAGTCTTTTATTTCTTCGAATACCTTTCTTTCGTGGCTTTCGGTCAGGTACTCTTTCTTCAGAAACGGCAGCGTCTTCCTCATGAAAGACTCGTTCTGCATCAGATTCGACAAGATCAATGTTTCCGTTTTCATTTAATTCCTTCATCGCATTATCAATTGCACTCATAAGTATACTACGCATCACATTAGAAGTAAATCGCTGAAACGATTTGCTCTTGGTGTCTATGTTGTTTAAATTCGAGACGATATCATAATCAAACGTCATCAAACCATCATCGCCAACTTTCACATCAGTAAACTCGACGATTACGGCATCATATTTTCCCAAAAATTTGACCGCAAAACTTCCAGGTGGACCATTAAGATCCACGAAGAAAGTGTATTGCTTCTCAACTTTGAAAAATTTCTTGACATACCAAAATTCAAGTTTAGCAATTAGATTTTTAATCATCCTCAGACTCTTCTACATCAGATGATAGACTACCAGCAACAGCAGAACTGAATTGATAATTTTTACGAATCCACTCTTTAAATGAATTGTTAGATAGAATACTATCCCAGAATTCAGGTGATTCTGTATCAGCAATGCGCCACTTCTTTGATTCAACCTCACCAGTTTTAATATCAACTTTGGCGTACCAACCAACATTGGGCTTGGTTACATGACCAGATTCAAGAGCCATTTCAAGTAGACCACTATACTTGCTAATACCGCCATCAAACCTAACAGTAACTGGGATCTTGGCTTTTTCGCGAACATAACGCGATTTTTCAACATTGATAATAAAATTATAACCAATCAACTCAGTTCCATCCTTTTCCTGCTGACGACCAAGGATGTAAATGTTATCAGCCGAATAGTAAGAACCTGTACCGCCACCGACGATTGCCTTCGGAAACATACCAATTTCCATATATGTGTGATTGACCACAACCATTGGGATATCCTTCAGAGTAAGGTGTGGTGTGACCATACGGAACAAAGACTTAATCTGCTTTGCGCGAGTCATGTCACCAACAGACTTTTGATCAAGAGCATCTTCAACTTCTTTCTTCGAAGCCAAGTTGCCAATCGAGTCAATGACAATCATTACTTTCTCACCACGCTCAATGTTGCTTAATTGATTCATGATGTCAAACTTCAATTGCTCAACATCTGTAACTGGAGTGTGAATAACACGATCAGTGTCAATACCAAATGAAGTGAAATAGTTTTGTGGCGTACCGAACTCTGAATCATAGAATAGAACAATAGATTCAGGATACTTATCTTGATACGCCTTTGCCATCAAGAGACTGAATGCAGTCTTGAAGTGCTTCGATGGACCAGCCCACATCGTAAGTCCAGGAGTGAAGCCACCATCAAGATCGCCAGAGAATGCGACATTCACCACAGGAATCTTAGTTTGTATCATATCCTTGGCAGCAAAGAACTTAGACTTTGCAAGAATAGCAGTATCTTTAATCGTTGTATTTTTCTTTAACTTTTCGAGTAGACTCATTTTTGTTCACCTTATCAGTATGAGAAATTTTAAAATCTTCGCGCATCATCAATTTGTAGATGCTCTTTGTATTACTATTATACCCTATTTCTTTCGATTTAGCAACCTTTTATTCGGAATAGAGCAAGATCTTGGTCAACTCATATCTTGCAAACAAATCATAAAAGATCTTTCTCTGAGAAAGATATCTTTATCTCATACTCTAATTGAGACTCTATCTGAGGATTTTTGCTGCTGGATGTTGATGACATGTTGGTGCAAACCAAACCTTCTTCAATTGTATAATTAATTTTCTTATGTTTTAAATTCATCAAGAAAATAAACAAGTCGCCGAAATAAATTTTAAATTTTTCTGGAATTGTATAGTAACTTTGTTTATGAAGAAACATTACGCTCCCATAAGAGAAATGCGGCAATCCAGAATACTTTTTGTTATTTCTTACATCTACTTCCTCGAATTCTACGGAAGAACCGAAACCCATAGAACACAGCTGATCGAATGTTTCAAAAGAATAACCACAATAACTTAATTCAGAGAAGCCAAATATTCCTTTATCGGGAGAGATCTTCCAGATAATCTGAGTCAAACAACTTGGATTGATGAGACAATCGTCATTTAGAATGCACAACTTGTCATATTTGGAAACACTCACACCAAGATTCCACGCAGGATTGACGTAGATGTTTTCTTTTTGTGGAAGATAAACTATCTTCTTTAGATCGAAAATGCTTTGATCAGTTTGTGATGTATCATTGTCAATGACAATAATCTCTCCAACCAAAGGGTGCTTGTCCAATAAAGGCAGCATCTTTTTATAGTGCGGTGCACGCCACATTGTTGGAACTATTACAGAAATCATAACAACCTCCTTACTGTCTCTTCTATTAAACTCATGCTTGATTGTTTTCTTTATATTTTCTACTATCCTCTTCAGCGATAGAGTTGAAGTTGCGTGACGAACTCTTCATTTTTGTCATGCATGCATAGTTTTCAATTCTATAGTTTTGCCGATTCAACGATGAATTTACATCAAACTGGTGTGTGTCGCCATAAAAGATTTTATAGTCATTTGAAATTTTATGAAAACTATTTTTATGCATAAACATACAGATGCCAAATCTGTAATGGAAAGTCCATGTAGGAACAATTTGAGGTATTTCCCAGTCAGCCCTGAATAGCGATTGATGATTCTCAGATATAGACTCATAAGCAAATCCAGTTATTCCTTTATCTTCAGACATGAAGGGAT